CATTTTTAACAGTATTGAATGATAAGGGCGCGGGCGAATTGATTCATCCGGTTTTCGGTCTTTTTCCTCAGATGCAGTTAATGAATCACCGAGTCAGGCATACGGCTGATGACGTTGACTATTGCACGGTTGCTTTGACTTTTGTTGAGCACCAGGACAGCAATCCCTTTTTTGCCCTGGGCCTGGCTTCACAGCTGTTGGATGTGATTGGCATTGATGCGGCCAGCATGCTGTCATCTGCCGTTTCTTTGTATTCGGACGTTATGGGGGCAGTTAGGTTTGTTACCGGCGTTGCGGATAGATTAAATGCTATTCGTAGTGTCTCAAGCGCCTTATTGGGCATTATGCGTAGCAATATTAATAATGTGGTTGTTAGCGGTCAGGACATTATTAACTTTCCGGGCGCATTTGCAGCGGATGTTTCTGCCGTATTTGATGGTTATGTCGGCAATAAAAACTTGAATGATGCCAGTCTAGTGTCAAATTGGCGCGAATTAACGGAAGAGGCAAATGCGGTCATGGAATTACCTTTCTCTCTGGTTGCTGGTGTGGTGCCTGGTAGATTCTCAAATATTAGTGCTGATAATGCAATTGAGCGCAATCAGTTTAGAGGTATCCGTCAGGTTGATGTAAATGTCATGACGGCGGTTATTTGTTGTGAAGTTGTCGCTGCTATTGCGGGCGTTGTGGCTGATGTGTTTGCTGACCAGGTTGGCCAGCCCACATTGTCGGCAACAGAAATAGAGTCAATTACAAACGATGTCCGTGCATTAATTAATAAAGCCATTGAAGTGCAGCGCAAAGCGTATCCCGTTGAACAATCAAGATTGGTAACCGAACCGCTTAAAACAATAGCCTGGCGAATCCAGGAAGCGGCGGCCAGTATTATTGAAGAGCGCCCGCCATTAATTAAATATAGGGTTGATTTCAATACCAACCTGCATTTGCTGGCTCACAAAATGTACCGGGATTACACCAGGGCAGCGGAGATTCTTCGGCTGAATCCTGCTATTCGCAACCCTAATTTTATTTTGGCTGGTGAGGTGTTAAATGCCTATGCAAAATGAAGTAAAGATTTTGATTGCAGGTAAGGCGCATCGGGAGTGGTCGTCATACGATATTGATTCAAATTTACAAACCCCAGCCGACGCCTGGAGTGTGTCTCTTGGTTTGCCCGATGGGCAGTTCCCGGATGCCGTTGAGCCGGGTGCGGATGTGCAGGTCATGATTGGCTCGGATGTGGTCATGAAGGGGCAAGTTGATGATGTTACGCATAGTGTTTCCAGGCAAGCGTCACTGCGTATGTCCGGGCGTGATTTGGTTGCCGTGCTACTTGATAGTTCTGCCCCTGTTTTTGTGGCCAAGGAAATTACCCTTGAAGAAGTTGTTGCAAAGGTTGTAAGGCCGTTGGGTATATCGAAAATTGAAATCCGGTCTGACACAGCCACGTTAAAGCATGAAAAAATTAATATAGAGCCTTGCATGTCAGCCTGGGACGTGCTGGAGCGTGTTGCGGGCTCAAATGGTCTCTGGCCTTGGTTTGAGCCTGATGGCACGCTGGTGATCGGTGGGCCTGACTACACAACGGAACCGGTTGCCGCACTCTTTTTAAATAAAGATGGCAAAAACAATAATATTGAAAAGCTGGAATATGATCGTTCAATTGCCGGTCGGTTTTCAGAAGTTACTGTTCTGGCACAGTCGCACGGCACCGGTGGGTCAGGTCAAAATGCCATTAAGGGATTTGCAAAAGATGCTGACATGAAGGCATATCGGCCCCATATCACGACTGATGGTGATGTGGTGGATCAGGCGGAGGCAGACAAGCGGGCATTAAAAATATTGTCCGATAGCCGTTTAAATGCGGTCACATTGCATGCGATGGTCAATGGTCACCGCACATCGGACGGGAAATTATGGACGCCAGGTCAACGTATTCACGTCAAATCAGATGTGCACGGCATTGATGAGGTTTGGTTTTTAATGGCTAGGCGTTTTACTGGTGGTCGTGAGCAGCCAACATTGACGCACCTGACGCTAAAAGAGGACGGGATCTGGTCCGTTGAAGGATACAAAGAGAAAAAAAGAAAACGTAAGGCTGGGCGGCATAAAGGCAAGAAAGGAAAGAAACTGACACCGGTTGTGGTGCATGTGGAGCCAAGATGATTAAAGATGTTAATAAAGCTATTGCGCGTGCCGTTGGTAATATTCGACAGGCATTTCGGGCTGTATTGAGGTCTACAAAAAGCAGCGGCGACATTCAGACTTCGGGGGCCGGCGGTTTTGCTGATGAGGATTTGCGCGATATTGAGCTACTGCAGCACTACGGCTTTACGTCTAATCCCTTGCCTGGAACGGAAGCGGTTGTTGTGCCGCTTGGCGGAAAAACAAGTCACGGGGTTATTGTGGCCACGGAGCATAGCCAGTATAGACTCAAATCCCTGGCTCCTGGTGAAGTTGCTCTATACACTGACGAAGGCGCAAAGATAGTTTTGAAGCGGGGTCGGCTTATTGAGGTTGATTGCGATATGTTTAAAGTTAACTGCCTGACGTTTGAAGTAAATGCGTCCGCGTCAAGTCAATTCAATACGCCTACCGTCACGACCAGCCAGGAATTGATTTCAAAGGGTCTTATTACTGGTGAGTCTGGTATTACCGTATCGGGCGGCAGCGGTGCCAAAATCACTGGCAATATGCATATAACAGGAGATATACACGCAACCGGCGATGTAACGACGGATAGTGACGTTGTTGCTGTTGGTGTTAGTTTACGGGATCATATCCATCCAGGTGATTCGGGTGGGCAAACCGGTAAGCCTGTTGCATAGAAGGCAAACTAAAATCAGGTCGTGACTATAAGGTTCCAGGTATTAATGGAGCCTTATATGAAAAAAATCATCAAATCAATTGCCGCTTTATTTACCAGAGTATTTTTGTTTGCAGCCCTTCGGACGCTAGTCGACTGGCTGATTTTGAACATGTTCTAAATACCAAATAGGCAGAATCCATCATTATCCGGTCTATGGATATGTTGATAGACCCCCTTACTCGCGATTACAGTGGCCAGCGCACAACAACGCTGGCAAATGCTGTTTATCTGCGCCTTATAACGCCGCTCGGTACCTGGTGGGCTGATAGAACACTGGGCTCTCGTTTGCATGAGCTGCAGAGGGAAAAAGATTTGACCAGGGTTCATAAATTAGCAAAACAATATGCGGAATTGGCATTGGCACCGATTATTGCAGACCGCCGGGCCAGCACAATCAACGTTACAACTGACAATTATGATCGGCCTGGCTGGTGTCTACTGCATATTGAGGTCGTTGATAAGACAAGCCAGCAGCAGTTGTTTCATTACCCGGTAAAGGTAATTTAATGCCATATATAACGCCTGCATTCACCGCTTTGCGCGATACCCTGCTTAGGGATATTAAAAATTTATTACCACAGGCCAACACCAGCGGGGATAGCGATTACTTTGTTCGGGCATCATCAGTTGCCAGTTGTGTTGAGGGTTTGTATCAGCATCAGTCATGGATTGTCAGGCAGATATTTCCCGATACAGCAGATACAGAATATCTTGAACAGCACTGCGCGTTGCGTGATATTTACCGTAAATCGGCCACCTCGTCTGCTGGCACCGCAATCGCGACAGGTGCGCCAGGCGCTGAAATAGCATTAGGCGCAATTATAAGGCTTAGTGATGGCCGCATATATTCAACGACTGAAACTGCAACCATCCCGGAGAGTGGCACTCTGCTGATCAATGTTAAGCACGAAAATTCAGGGGCTGCCGGGAATGTCTCTGGCGGGATTGGTGGTTTTGTGCAAGTCGGTCCTGGGGTTGGGGTTGATAGTGCGGTCACTGATTTAAACGCAGTAGGTGGTACGGACATTGAAACAGATAAAGAGCTGCTGTCAAGGCTGCTTGAGATTTTGAGGAGACCACCTGCTGGAGGTAATAGGCATGATTACAAGCGATGGGCAATGTCAGTGCCGGGTGTGTCAGCGGCATTTATTTATCCGTTACGGCGGGGTTTAGGAACTGTTGATATTGTTATTGTGGCGGATGATGATGTTCCATCGTCAGATGTTTTGTCCAGTGTTCAAGCATATATTGATGATGTGCGTCCAGTTACGGCAAAGTCCTCACTTGTGATGCCGCCATCACCAGTACATGTGGACGTTAACATTGAAGTGCTGTTGTCGGGTATAACAATTGAGCAGTTTACTGACCGACTAAACGATGGTCTGGAACTTTTATTTCAAAGCATTGATCCCGGGGTAAATTTAATCAAATCAAAAATTGAAGCTGTTGTATCGAATATTCCTGGCGTAGCTGATCGAGCGGTCATTTCGCCTGCGTCAAATATTGAAGCTGTGGTTGATGAGTCAGTGGTCGAGTGGATCCGCATGGGTGCATTAAGCGTGAGTCTGATGTGATGTCGCACAAGAGTTTATTGGTCGATTTATTGCCGCCTGTCAGTTATGACACCGGTGGAAGCAATATTTTATCCGAGTTGGTCGCTGAGGGTAATTTGCTGGACGGGGCTCAATTAAAAGCGAAATCTGTAGTTAACGCCATTACCCCGTATCGTGCTGACCAATTAATTGTTGATTGGGAGCGTGTGCTGGATTTATATGTCGATGCATCTGATTCGTATCAGCAAAGGCTGGAAGCGGTGTTGCAAAAATTGGCTGAGACTGGTGGTTTGTCGCGACCTTATTTTATTAATTTGGCAGCGCGCCTTGGTTATTCAATAGTAATCAACGAGCTGGAGCCATTTTATGTTGATTATGGCTGTGTTGATCGTGATCAGATACTTCCTCAGGACGCCGTATTTATCTGGCAGGTCGTTATTTTTGGAGGTGATCATCATCGCCTTTATTCGTTTCGGTGCGATTTATCATGCGTTGGCGAGTCGTTATTGTCATTTGGCGATCCGGTAATTGAAGCCGTTTTTAATGATTTGAAGCCAGCTCATACATTTGTTTATTTTGCATATCAATAATTAGGGGTTTTTCATGCAGAGAATACCAACTGCCGATGGCAGGTTTTTGGCGGGAAATCCGCAGACTGGCGTACCTGGGACGATAGTCACATCAAAATTTATGAATGACATTCAGGATGAAATTTGCAATGTGATTGTGTCCGCAGGTCTTGAGCTGAATGGTGAAAAGCAAACTCAGTTATATGAGGCAATACAACGGATATTGGCTGATGCAGCAGCGGTTGATGCTTCAAATACCAAGAAAGGAATTCTACGGTTAGCAACAGAGATGGAAACTCAGGCTGGCTCGGGAGGTGATATTGCGGTGCCTCCCGGAGAGCTGGCTAAACTCTTTCCGATTAGGGGGATGCAAATGTACAACATGCCGGGAACTTTTAGCTGGACTGTTCCTGCCGGCGTAACCAAGATTCTAATTTCAGGCTGTGGCGGTGGCGGCGGAGGTGGTGGTTCTGGTGGCGGTTCTTCAACCAATCGAAGCGGCGGGGCTGGTGGTGGTGGTGCTGGCAAGGCTCAGTTGCCAACGCTACGCAGCGTTACACCTGGAACGACTCTATCAATCACAATAGGTGCCGGTGGCAACGGCGGTGCTCGTGGATCTTCTGGTTCTGGCAATGGTGGATCTGGAGGTAATGGTGGTAATACCGTCGTCACAAACATGCCTGGCGGAACTCTAACGCTGCAGGGCGGAGGTGGAGGTGGGGGTAGTAAGTCAAGCTCCGGGAGTGGGTTATCACCTAGTATTGGTTTTCCTATTGGGCAACAAGGTGGATACGGCTCAGAGTATTTTTCTGGCTTTGGCGGGAATGGTGGTGGCTCAATTTTCGGGGCTGCTGGTCATGGGTCGCCGGCAGCAGGAGTATCCTCGCCAGGTTACGATGCTGATGGTCATGGGGCTGGTGGTGGCGGAGGCGGAGGCGTAGTTAGCACATCAAATAATCAGGGAAATCCAGGAGGGGCTGGCGCTCCGGGTTTGATCGTTATTCATTATTAATAATACATGCGCCACAAAATTGAACCCGTTCTAATTACATAAATTGATGCCCTGCATATACTGATTTGTATTAT